TATCTGTTAGTACTATTGTAACATCAATGTTAACTGCTTTACGTGTTACAGGTCGAACGACAACTGGGATTCCTGCTGCTCGGTAGTTCTGAAGTGTAGCGATAACCTTATCTCTTACAACATCAGGTAGGTCTCCATTGCGGTCGTGTGCGTATACGTAAACAATACCTGTTTGCTCATCAACCCATACACCTGAAATCTCTATTACGGAACGTGTACCGTATTCTAGTGCAGGAATTGTACCTTTACTTAGGGACTCAATGTAAGAACGGAAACGAGACTTTAATTCTTCTAACGGTTCCTCATCTTGACCTGTTTGGAAAGCTTGTGCATTCGTAACTGTCTTGATGTTCGCTAGAGGAGTCATCATAATGTTAATTACGTTGTTCGGTACGTTACCAATCTCTCCTGTAATCGTGCAGTATATTTGTACTTCGGCAGTAACTGTACCTTGTGGGATATAGTAGTCTTCTACCGTCTCGTACGTCATCGTGTAGTCCGATAAACTAGAAGTGAACCTTGTACCCCTTGGAAGAGGTAAAGTTTGTTGTACGGCATTGTGGAAGACCAACTGCACTTTACCGTAAGCTCGTTGTGCAGGTTTACGTTGGAACCCGAATGAAGAGTATACACCTGTTGCAATAGCTTCTCTAATGTTCTCTTCCGTTAGGATGTATAACTGCTCAATCTCCCTAGCAGTAGCTTCGTAGATTGCTCTGACTGCGCTACCGATAGAGAAGTCATTAATCTTATTTGTATTTGTAATCGTATGGTCTACTAATCGTCCATAGATTTCTGTCATTTGTTTGTATCTCAATGGGTAAACCTCCTTATCGTATCATGTTATCTACGAAGTTATCTTGAAGGACTAACGATCCTTCTTTTCCTAACTCACCTGAAAGGGCTAGTAGGAATGCTTCTTCCATTGCGATAGAGAAGACTTTGAAAGTAGTTGAGTACGAGTTACCATCAATAACGTGCCCAACCTTCTCTACTGTTCGTACTCTACCATCCGTACGTAATGTTCTCTCGATTTCAATGTCTAGTAGAGCAGCATTCTCCTCTGTGTTCTTACGTCCTAAGTATTCATGGACTTTAGAACCGTACCTCGGATAACCAATATAGCTTCCTAGTGGAGTGATAAGACGAATGAATAGAGATTGTTTTAAGTTCTCTACTCCACGTATCGTAGCGATATCTCCTCGTCCGTCATCCTTCATTTCAAGAATATCTGAGTCCCAACCTGCTTTACCGAATGGTTTAGGGATTGGTAGAACATCTAAATCCTTACCTAGAGCTAGTGCGTATAATTCCTCTTTATCGAAATCCGTTGTACGTTTCAATGCGCTCATTAATTCATTTTGTGAATTTTCGGACATTTCGATTAATAACGTATCCCCGATAGTTAGAAGATGGTTTGGGTTCGTTAACTTCTCTGCTACAGTATCTACGATGTACGGGTGTCGTAGGTCATTAAATCTTACTAGCTCTACCCAACGACTTACATCCCCTAACTCTTGTTGAGCTATAGCTTGCATCGTATCTCCCTCTGCGATGATACGTCTTTTAAACTTAGCCATTATCTCACCACCCATTTATTCATAGCCGACTCTACTTGGTTCTCTAAGTAACCAATTGAAATATCTATATCTCGTAATGTCTCAATCATCGTACGGTACTTTCTCTCGGTACCGAAGTAGTCTGCGATATAGTTTACGTTCTGTTTCATCTTCAAGATATCTTTCTTCGTTACGTACTGTATGTTCGTATTACGCTCCTCTAGGTTGTATAGAAGGGCAAAGGACTCTAACACTACGGCACACACTAGAACGTACACACGAGGGTTATACGTAGCTAAATCACTATTCATAACTTGAGATACGATTGTTCTCGGGTCTAGTGGAACGTTAATCAGTTCAATTTTATTTCTTTGGATGTCTTCTAGCGTCAGTCTTGCTAATGCTGATACACTAAACGATGGTGTGTAAAGTGTAGACGTGTACTGTACCGTTGTTCCCATTTCATTTAATGGGATAGTACCATCGGGAAGAACAGGGACGCTAGAGACGAATCTGATAAGGTCTAACGGCTTTCTAATTGTCATGTTCTTAATACCACCTTCCGTAATAACCGATGTTGTATCCTAGTCCACTCATACCGTAATCGTAAGATACACCTGAAGGTCTCTGTGGGTTAACTGGGTCACGACCTGTTCCTGGTACGTAGTTACCTCCGTCACCTTTGTTGTAGATGTCGTCATTACCTGAACTCGGGTCGTACTTACCTCCGTTACCTGAACCTGAGTTACCACCTAGTGGAGGGAATAACGGGCTAGGTCTCCATACAAGACCCCCACCACCAATGTTTATATCTGTGTCAGGACGTTGGTTAGGATTTCCTCCTGAGCTACTACTTCCACCGCCACCTACAGTTGGGTATCTATTACCAATCTCAGGTGCCACTACATCGTCATCGGCAGGATCAGTAGACTTTCTAAGTACTACGAATTTAATCTCGTAACGATACATTAGTGGGGCGTTCACGTCTTGCGTGTATGTAACTCCCTCGGGAGCTAAGTGGACGATAAAGCTCTCATCATTTGTGAAGTTGTGGAAGTAAAAATCATCTGCGGATTTCTTACCGTTACCACCAGTCTCTGCATAATCTTCTAAGAAAGATTTCATTTCTTTTATCTTTGCAATTCCTCGGTCGGACGCTTTACCTGTAGGGTTGAACCCTGTTGTACCACTAATCGTGTAAGTAGGTATGTCACTTTGGAAGTCCTCAATTACGATCCTACTTTTTGTTTTAAGTGCCGTAGTACGGTGCGGCCGAGCAAAAGTCATGTTCTCAGGGTTGATAGCGAAGCGGAAGAATCGGTTTCCTACTTGGAAAGCAATCTTCGTTAATACTGTTTTACCATCTGACATTCCCATGTATTATCACCTCTCTTTTATAATATAAGAAAAGCCGAGGGAAACCTCGGCTTAAAGGACTCTATGTAGTGAGTATTTATGCAATAACTCTTCAGGGGTGATATCGTATAAGAACTCTAGGTCTTTACGTTTAACTCCTGCTTTGTAGAAAGCATTATCCACTACCTCAGAACATGTCAGTTTCTGTTGGTTGTTAAATAGAGTACGTTTAATACGAAATACGATCCGTACAAACATCTCGAATATTTGAGCGTAGTCGTAGTCCGTACCTTCGTAACTTAATGCGATAGATACGATTCTATCTCTTTCTTCTTGTGTCACATTATCTAGTCGATAAATGTGTGTGATTTTATTGTCATACTCTATAGGTACGACTCTTGTTTTTATGAACCTGTTGGCTTCTATCAATGTGTTAGAGTCGATAGCAAGGGCAACATGACTATAGGGTGAGTTAGTAACTTTACTAATCACCCAGCCTATGAAACTCTTAGGTCTATAGAATATGACATCTGCCGATTGGATCGGTTCATTTGTCATAGTCTACTCCCCCCTTATTTAGTCCTCTCGTGGTTCGTTGTCGATATCTCTCTCAGATAGCTCCTCTGCTAGTTTAGCCGCACTCTCTTCTAACTGAGCTACGTACGCTTTAAGCATGATGTTCTCATTCATTAGGTCGAAGATGACTACCTTCTGTTCATTGACGATGTGTTTCGGATTAATCGGTTTACCTTGTGGTTGTTGTTCCATCATATTTCCTCCTATTAGTTTCTATTATTTGTGCGGTCCGTCTCCACTCCAAGATACTGCCACTACTTGGTCGTGCGTTGTAGCAGCTTTGATAGTCTTCGTCTTCTCGTTGAACTTTGTTAGTTGCACCTCTTTATGTGCGAAACCTTCAAGAGCTACTTGTAACCACTCTTCTTTTGTATGTATCACGTAGTCTCCTACGTCTTCCGCTTTCCAACCAACTTCTGTAGTTTCGGGCTTCATTATTAAGAAAATCAGTTTACCAAGGAAGTTCGTTTGGTCGTCTGCATTTGTACGGTATCTGTGTCCGTTCGTAGCGATAAACCCACTTGCGATAGCCAACTCACAGAACTCGTTGTGCATTGATGTCTTTAAGTCTTTGTGGTACTTCAGGATATCCTCAGGTCTGATTTGCCATAATGCTTGTCCTGTTTTACGGGAGATAGCGTTCATTAGTGAGTTTTGGTAATCTTGCCCCATCTTGTCGAAACCTTTTGTGATTAGTTCTCTCTCGTACAATGGTAAGTTATCAAATATCATAGGTTATTTACTCCTTATCTTAGTGTTATTCTTCTGTTAATGTTTTCTACTTTTCCGTCAATCTCTTGCATGGCTTTCCAAAGTAACGTTATCATCGAGTAGGCGTTAACACCTTTACCGTTAGCTCCTTGAATGATTGCAGGAGACTCCTCTGCAATTAAACCTAGTGTATATGGTTCTGATTCGTCTTGTTCCTTGTATTGGTATAGTACAGGTTTCACAGAGTGTATGTAAGATAACGCACTATCATCGAATACAGTGATGTCTTTTTTATAAGCTTCTGACGAAGGTGCTACCCAGTTACCATACACATTACCCCAACCTGAGTTACCAGGTCCCTTAAATTCGAACCAGTTGTTATAATACTGAAGTATACCTGATCCTAGTTGCATAATGTGTTGATTTCCTCCACCTTGTTGCCAAAAAGAAGCAACTGAATAGTTGTCATGTATTAGCTTAATACCCCCACTATTATACGACCTAATCTCAGTAGTCGCTGTAGCCCCCTTACCGATACCACAGAGGAATCTAATTTGTCCATCAGCATCCTGGATTGACCATGTATTGATTGACGTTGCTGTTGGCTGACCTTTAATGTTACCCCATACATCGAAGATAGTCCCACCTGTAGTTTGTGAGTACATATCTCCTGCTAAACGGATGTTGTTCGAAGCTTGGCCGCCCTCTTGCCAAAACAGATTTCGGTTGTTCATTCTAAATGCACCGTCATAGAGACAGAAGTTATCGTAGTCTGCTATATTTGTAGAGCCTACACTTTTACCTGAACGTAGGAAGTTAATTCCTTCGTCACCTGATTCCGATGCGTCATTGAAGTATAGACCGTTTAGCCCTTTCATATCAGAGTTACGCATATCTAACCCTACTTTACTATTACCCATCCACTGATCTGCTTTCGCTTTAATTATACCATCAACGTCCAAGTCACCTGCTATTTCGAGACCATTGGCCGCACTAGTAGGGAACTTATTAACTCCGACTGTTTTCTTCACTGTATCAATGAAGAAGATTGGAGTACCGACTGGAACCGTACGTGTTAACGTTACAGTAGAACCTACTTTGTCCGTAGCCGTAATTAGAATCTCCCAAGCAAGAGTATTAGCTAAGTTTACTTTAACGTCTGTCGCAGTGAAGTTCGGATTCCCAGTAATCGTAAAGTTAGTTCCTGGACTATCGTATGTACCACCTACCTGTCTTCTTTGGAATTTAACAACTGTCAGTGAGTTCTTATTCGCACTGCTGATAGTCAATGGAGATATTGAACCACTTAACTTAATCGTAGTTGAGTCCTCGAAGTTGTTTAAGCGGTCCGCACTAGCTGAAATAACAGGTGGTGAATAAGGTAGCATTAATATAACAGAAGATGCAGATGCTTTGTTACCTCGACTATCTACTGCCGTAACTGTTGCAGTAGCATTTGACGATGCGTTTACCTCGTTAAAGTTAACCGTAAGGTCTGTCGTAGCGTAGTTAACAGACTGCGTAACCCCGTTGACTGTAACATCGTAACGAGACATTGTAGCCCCATTATTAGCCGTAGCTTTATTGGCCGCAGGTAACTTAATCTGTAACTTAGATTTACCTTGTACGATATATTGGTTATTACCTGTTAGTGTTGTAGTTGTACTGTTTGTATCTAAGTATGTAAATCCACCTGCGTAAGTCGGGTCACTACTCTTTACATTTAGTGTAAATGTAGTAACGTTACTTACTGGTGCCCCATCCTCTGCGTACACTCCGTTATAGAGTGTTCGACATGTAATCGTACCTGTCTTGCTATTCGCAGTTGATGTCTGCCCGTACAGTGTCTGTATCTCGGCAGCAGAGAACGATAAAGTGTAGTCCTTAGGTACGTTATTCCAAGTACGTGAGAATGATCCGAAGTTCATTGTCAGGTTGTAAGTGAATCCGTTTATGTGGTTATTAACCCAACCTGTAATGTTCTGACCGATATCAAATGAACCCCATTGGTTGTATGATGCAGTTCCCGTAGGTGCGGCATATACAGTCCCATACTTTTCATTACGACCTACAAATGTTCCACCGTTCCATGTCTCAACTTTCATCCATGCTTGGGTTTCCTCGTAAGCCGCTATTTGTTGGTACGTCTTTGTGATTTCGTCTTTACTGAAATCGAATGTTACAGAGTCACCTACGTTAGAACGTGAAGCTACAATAGCCCACGATCCGTTAATAGGGTTCTTAACTTGTAACTCTACGTAATGGACGAACGCACTAGATGCCCTGTTAATCGTTACAGGTAAACTGTTAACCCCTGCGGTCCAACTTACGTTAGATGAGATAGTACTTGCTCGTGGGATGTTATCCATATAAGCAGTTGTACTATTCTCGTAGATGCTAAATACGTTTGTGAAACCACTAGCCCCGATACGAAAGTTCTTCGTACCGTCAGCATTATGGTTAACTCGAACTGTACCACTTACAACTAGTGTGTTAGAGTTCTGTGTAATTGAGAAGCTTGTAGTATTCTCTACTGCTTGTCCGTCTACGTAAATACCGAACGTACCACTACCGTATGTGGTATACCCTGAGTTGGTACGGGAGAATCGCATCTCCACGTACACATTACTATAGTTTTCATTTGTATTTGCCGTACTAGACCAGTTAACCCTACCTTTGACGTAGGTGTTACTAGTCGATAAGTCAAAACCGCCACTTGCCATATATGTTTCCTCCGATCGTTATTAAGTGTTATTAGGTACGAACGCCCAACCTGTGGAGTTCGCACTCTGTATAGACAGGATTTTGATGTTCCCTAGTGTAATCTCATTTGTTGCTCGAAGCTTCTTCGTTACGGTCTCATCACCATTCAAGTAGAATACTTTCTCGAATGTACCGTTATTTTGGTAATATCCTGCGAACTCGTACGGTGTGATTTGAGTGAACCCAATTTCACTTCCGTTACCATCAATCTGTGATACACGGATACCGTTAATGTTCATACGGATGTTTGTATTGTACAGCTCCCCTGTAGCTAGAGTCCATTGTAGGGCAACGTCTCCGATGTTAAGCATGATACCTGATACGATTGCTTCTACTTGTGGGTAGCCGATAAAGCGTATTCTAACTTTGTCTTTAACAGGAGTGAACGTCATATAACGGGCTTCGAAACCATTTGTCGTTACATTACTGTTATCCGCTATTTGGTTTCCGTTACTAACAACCCAAGCTGTACCGTTGTACTCCTGAATTTGAATCCAAAAACGGTAGCTTGTATCGGCACCCTTCGTCATCTTATTTAGGTACCAACCTAACGTGTAAGGTTGACCAGGGATAACCGATACGTCTTGATGGATTCCTGTTTCTTGACCATTGGCTTTGAAATAGAAACCTTTACCGAACCCTAGATTGTCTAGTGCCGAGTTTGCAATTGTCTCTACTTTATAAGCAGTAGTTAAAGTCCAAAAGTCTAGGTCACTGTAACCGATAGAGTTTTTAAGTAAGTTCATACCGCCTGTCGCAGAGAACTTAGCCGTGATGTCTGTAGCAGTTTGTTTCAACTCAGATTTCAATGCGTACGGAGTGAAGTCTAGCTTGTCCATAGCATCTTTAATCTTACCATCTACTGCACCTGATACGTTCCCTAGTTCGTCCTTAGTAGCAAGGTTCCCTAAGTCACTAGCGTTTGCTTTGTTCTTCAGAGCTAGAGTGTATTCTCTTGAGTTGAATACGGTACTCGTGATAGAGTCATCTGTAATCTTTTGCTCTGCATTAGAGATACGTTTTACCATAGACGGGATGATGTAACGTGTGTCTTGGTTGACTGTAGCTAAGTTCGTACCATACTTGATAGTCCCTTTTGTGATTGGTGGAGTCCACTGAGGGAAGTATGTACTTACAACGTTGTCACTTGCCAATAACTCTAGTATACCATCAAAATCAACTGTCTCCTGAACTGCGTCCACAAGTTGGTAGACAACTTGGTAGTAGTTGATAGACTTATCACTGATTGAAGGTGATGGTTCTGTTGGAGCCGTGTTACCTGCTACAGTAGCACGAGATAAATCTTTGTCTCCCACTGGGTACCACTGCTTAGTTCCTGAGCCTGGATACAGACCTCCGAAGGTACCATTACATACTCTCCAACCTAAGAAGTAAGCATTAATATCCTCCTTGCTAGGACTATACGCTTCAGCCCAACCACTATCATTGTTGTCAATAGAAAGCCAAATTTTATCAAGAGTTCCACTAGTTGAGTATGTGTTTGCGTGTAGTTGCCCGTCCTTATCTAATATCGTCCCATCAGATTTAACTACTGTTAGTGAATTACTGTTTGCGTTGGCATACGCAAAACCATCAGCTCTTACACGAGTTACTTTTACAAGACTCGTGTTAACCCAAGGTGTTGCAGTACTTCCTGACTCGAACTGTAGTTTACGGATGTTCATTTTCTTACCTGTAGCTGCCGTACCTCTAGGGAAGTAAATACGTCCGAACATCCCTTTTGCGTTACTTGGGATCGTAAATGTCTTATACAGACGTTGCCATGTGTTAGCTGATCCTACAGAGTTAGCGTCCCCTTTGTTCTCAATCCAGTTTGTTCCGTCATTATGCCAAACAGAAATATACGCTCCTGCAATTTCACAGTTTACATCTGCTGAGAATGTAACTGTCTGCCCTACAGTGAACATGTGTAAATTCATGTCGTATGTACCGACTTGGTAGAAACTATCACTTGCGTCTGTAGATGTTAGCACAAGATAGTCTCCTGCGTAACTTGTTGTAGCTCGACCTACTGTACCTCCTGTACTCGAATTGTCAAACATGTAAGGTTGCATGTTGTTACAACTAGAGTTTAGGATTCTGTTGACTCCGTTAGTCGATAGACCGTTGGTAGAGAACGCCCAGTTCTGCTTATCATTAAGAGCAACATCCATCCATTTTTTCTCTTTAATAGCTACACCATTTGTGTTCCAGTAGAACTTATCATTATTCGTCCCATCCCCGTAGAATTTACCCCAAATAGTAAGGTCTGTTCCGCTAGTGAATAACGGGTTTGTTACAGGACGGATACGGTTTCCCGACCCTGCCCACATTTCGCTAGGCATAGGTGCCCAAGAGTTCGCAGTGTCTCCTAACTCTAACTTGAAATTACAGACATTGACTATAGCACCTACAGGGCTACCTGAGAAGTAAATGAATGGACACCAATAAAGTACAGGTAAACCATTAGGTGTTTTGAATGTTGAGTATACCTGTGTCCACGTATTTGCAGGTATAGTTGTCGAGTATTTTACGATAGTTTCTAAGTGACCTGAGTTTATACCATCTGGACTTAACCACATGTGCATAGGGCTACTACTGCTAGTCACAGGAGAAACCGTAGGATTCATCATAACGCTATAAGTATAGGTAGTGTTAGGTTTCAACGGAATGAAACCGTTGTATTTAATTCCCCCTATACTCGTTGTCGTGTCTATTTTTATTGTCGGTTTCCCATCGTACACCTTTGTGTTGTCTATACTTAACGGGCTACCATTAGTGATGAAGTTACCTAGTCCGTAAACTTTTGTGTCTGTCTTAGGTATTAAGTTTTGACCAGGTAATTCCCAACTATCCGTATGATTACCCTCAAATTCAGGGAGTCCCAAAGTCGCAATAGGTGGTTTAACAGTTACAGGGTTAGTGTAGTTAACAGTATCGTGATTACCTGCCGTACTAATGGCCGCAATCGTCTCGTCTTTCATTTCTCCTACTTTTTGTTCCGTGTACTCTTTCTGACGATCCTGAACCTCGATTTCGAATAGAGCGTAACGGTTGTAGTAGTCATTCCATTTCGTGTTCCACACGGTTCTGTCGATGTTGATGTTTGCAGTCGAGCTAGTATCCCAAGGTTTAGGAGATAGTCCTGACAAGTATGTTACTAAAGCGGAATACGCATCACCCATTGGTTTGTAGTTTGCACTCGTAGCTAGGTTTAACCCAATCTTACGTGCAGTTCTACGGATCGCATACAGTTTACCTGCGTTGTATGTATCCTTGTCAATGTCCAATAGTGTAGGCATAGAGTCGGCAGGATTCAAGAATTTACCAATAATATCTGCGATATACCCACGGACTAAGCTACGTTCGAAACGAGTAATCTTACCATCGCTACCTAACGCATCTAGAGAGTCGCTAATCTGATCCACTTGCCCTTGGTCTGCAACGTTAAGACCGAAACTAATATTAGAGTACCATACAGTACTTCCTGTAACGTCACGGTTGTTTAAGAACCCGATTTTTACACCAGCAGTACCCCATGAGAAACTATTTGTTGCAGCATCTCCTGAGTTATCTAAATTACCGATAGTACCTGAGTAGTTTGTCCAAGTACCAGGTATGACTACGTTAGATGCCGCAATGTACTTGAACCCTGAGCCACTACTACCTTGACTTAACTTAGTACCTGACTTAACTAGACCACCGTTCCAAGGAGCCTTCAATGTAATCGTTTTGTTAGTCGTGTTAATAGAGCCATCTGCCCACAAGTCTTGAATTGATACGTGTCGAGAATAAGTTAATGGTTGGTATTTGTAACCCGTATTACTTACGTAGTCCCAAAAGATTAGTTTTCTTTGGTGAATGGCCGCAGTGTTTAACCAGTTTGTTACATTGTCTAGGTATACGACTGTATCCCCGTTCTTTAAATCCTGCGTTAATGAAGAGAATGTACTCTTAATGTACATATGATGCTCTGCATAAATAGGTTGACCATCCATATCATGTTCGAACACACCAATGTAATATTTAGCTCCTACGTTAGGGTTCGTTTTAGCCCACACAGATAGCTTGTACGTTTTACTCATGTCGATAGGGATAATCTCATCAGATAGTTTCTGACTTGCGGCCCCACTATCCTTGAATGAACCTCCTCCTGAATAAGAGTCCGATCCGTCAAATTCGAACACACTGAAGTTGGTGTTATTTCCTAAAGAACCTCCACCGTTAGATACAAGGTTATCCCCTTTAGAGTTCACCCAGTTTTTGTAATCGGCAGAAATTACCCAAGAACCTTTTATGTAAACATATAATTGATTATCTTTTGCATTCAACCATAGAGCACCTTCTGTAGGTGTCGGTGGTGGAGTTAGCGATGCAAGTACATCGTTCATATTATAAATAGTCGTCTGACCTGTAGCTTTGTACTTTGCCATTTAATCACATCCTTCTAAAAATAAAAGGAACTTATCGCTAAGTTCCTTTGTCTTACCTATCTCTATTATAATATAATACGAGCTTAACTACTTAGATGCGTCCACTACTAAGTTAGCCGTAGCGTCTACATCTGTACTTGGTACTGTAATTTGGTCTCCTGTTACAGCAGGGTACGTCTTGATTAAGTTACCATCAGGCTTGTACAACGACCATCCGAATGTGTAACCTGTATTCGAGATTACTAGACCCGATTGAATCAATTGTGCATTCATTGTTAGAGAGCCTTGTCCGTTCTTGAATACGTTTGTACCGATGATGTTAACTACTAACGGGTCTTGGAAGTCACGTACAACAATAACTGCCGTGAACTTCGTACTTGTACCTGCTACAGTAGTTACACACTTGAATCCTTTAACACCTGGGATAGCCCAGTTACGGATCGTGATTTGTGCCACGTTCATACTCGTACTAGAAGAAGTTGGAATCGGTTCAGCCGTGTTGTCGTAACGTTTAACGACTAAGTTACCTGCACTTGTTGTAATATCTCCTGCGTAGAATAGAGTTCCTGATACAGTACCGATATACACTTTAGCCATTGTAACGTTCGTTGCGAAAGCAGGGATTGTAACTCTTAAATCGTTACCTGCGGTTACGGCTAACTGAGCTTGTGCCGATCCGATTGTTTCCCCTGATAGCCCACACCATGTGTACTTAACGAAGTACGTTGCAGGTGCTAGTTGTGAACTTGCATTAGCAACTAGTGCTAACGTTGGGGCCGCAGTTGGGTCTGCAACGTTGTTAATACGTCTCCAACCTGCTCCACCGTCTGCGTCTCCTCCTCCACCGACTGTAGCCGTAGAGTCTTGGATATACCACTGGTAAGCAGTAGGTGTAACTGCACCTGCACCTTTGTACATATCAGCCTTTAATGTTAAGTTACCATTACTGTTACGGATAGCATCTCCACCTGGTGCCCAAAGGTTTAGGTAGTAAGAGTCAACCCCGTTAGAACCTGCCGTACCGTTTACGATTTTGATGATGTCAATACTAGCTTTTAGCGTTGTTTCCATCTGTAAGTCAGGGTCTAGGTATGTAACCACACATGTAAATAATTGTGAAGTTGTTGAAGAACCTAGGTTAGACTTAATCGTTAACGGCTTTGCAGTCGTCCCTACTGCCCCTGTTGGTAGTGAGTAAGTTAAACCACTAGGTGTTGTCCCTGAACCTGTCTCGGCTAAAGGTGTAACCGTTTGGGAACCTTCATACCAAAATAGTGACTTGATTGCTGCCGATGGTAGCATGTTACCACCATTACCACCTGCTACGTATAACTCAGGAGTCATTACTAGGTTAGAAGTTGGGAAGTGTGGTGTATATGATGTTGCTCCGTTTGGATCGTAAATCTGTGTTTTGTAATTACTGTTTAAATATAAGACTAACTGTTTAGCATCGTTTACGTCAGTAAGGGTTATCTGACCTGTTGCTCTAACTACCATTTAATCTCTCCCTCTCCTGTTTAAATGTCCAAGTCACATGAGAATGTTGCCCTCTTCGGGACATCATCTTGTGTAGCCTTAAAGGAACTACCTATACCTCTGTGGGCCGCATTCCATTCGTCATCACCTGTACCTTCTTCCGATACACGTTGCCAAATAAATTGTGATTTTTCAATCTGCGATGTAATTTCCTCTTTACCTTTGTATACCTTTGCGTATAGGACTGTATCGACACTATTGTTCTTGAAGATAAGTCCGTTGGTGCTACCCAACTCAATTCGATACGGAAGGTTTGTTACGGCTTCGTCAATGTCCTTCTGTGCTTGTTCCAATGTGTCCTTAATTTCTTTCTGTTCTTCCTTTGTAGCCATTTCAGAACGAACGTCTTCTATCTCTTTTGACAATTGTTCCGAGCTTACCTTAGCCGTAATAGAGTCTGCTAGTTGCGTAATCTGTGAACCGATTTTACGCATCTCTGTATCTCGGTACTTCATAGCATTCTCTTGTGCTTCTCTAATACGAGCTTCTAAGATAGAGTCCATTGCTTGTTTAAAAGCTACGTCCATTGCTTCGATAGACTGGTTATACCCATCGAATGCTTGAGCAACTGCTATACGTTCATCAGGAGTGATAACCCCATCTAACATAACAATCTCTATCGTATTTAATAGCGCTTGGTGTCTACTATCTAAGTTACCTTTTGCTATGCCCAGTAAGTCTTTATATGTAGCTGGTAGGAACGGGTCAGAAATAACTTGACTATATTTTTCATCTAGCTTCGCTTTCTCGTTTTTTACAGTAGCTAGAAGACTGTTAACTTTGTTCTTCTCATCTGTAGTAACGGTACCGTCCTCGAATGCAGGAATCGTATAGTCTTTCATAGCTGCTAAAGCACTAGTAAGTCCATCTAGCTTCTCACGAATACTGTCTAGCATCTTCTCTTGCTCTTGTCGCAAACTATCCAAGTCTATCTCGATTTCAACCTTATCAATCTTGAACTCTAGCTTACCGTTTACCATTGTTACCTGAGTGGTTACGCCCTCTACTTTTTCCTGTAGGTCTTTAATGATTTCAAGGTCTCCCCCTCCACCACCTGAACCGATTGGCTTCCCGTCAATTAAGACACCATCTTTTGTGATGCTTAACTTATGGTCGATAGATTGGATCGTAACGTCACCGTTTTCAGAAATTTCAAACTTAGAAAACTTTTTAGAAATCTCTTCAGGGTCTGTTGTATCGTGCTTCTGCACAATAGAGAACGATCCGTCAGTTTTCATTTCTTGGTATGTAATCCCTTTACCGTTTCTATGTCTACTACCTACACGAAGAGTTCCATCCGATTTTAAGAAGAATGTAACTCTGTGGTTGTCATATACCCCTTGATGGACGTATAATACAGTAGGAGACTGAGGAGATACTGGTTCGATTAATTCACCGTTCGCATAACGGGAGCTAGGTAAGTCCATGTAATCGAACTGTCCATCTTGAACGTATTCGTTTCCAGGGTCTGTATCTGTAATGTATAAAAACGATTTACCTGAGAACGTTACTTCTTTATTCCCTCGACCATCAATGTTCTGATATGTCATAGAAGGGTATAGAGTGAATAACTGCCATAGTTCACGTTGTACTGCTTCGTCCGATTCGTCTCCACCTGTCATCGTTGTACGTGTTAACATAGATTGATTGTCTGCATCACCATAGATGTTTAGGACAATCGGGTGGTCTTTGTTACCTTCTAGGAATCCAATTAGGACTAACGATCCGACTGTAACGATTGTATTCGAACCGTATACTTTTCCGTCAGGTGTTTGTCCACCGAACACAACTGGTAATCTAGCAGAGTATCTTCCGTTATCACTTGGGTTTTTTGCTGTTGAGTTTTTATGTAGTGTTGTCATAACTTCTACTGTATTGTACTTGTAGTTAACCTTTGTAACCCTAGCAAGAGAGAGCTTAATTACGCTCTCCCCCTCTTTATACATACGTTTAACTTCTGATCCTAGTTGAGCCTGAAACCTCATAGAGGACAGTGGTGTGTAGTCAAAATCTTCCACGATATAATTCTACCACCTTTCCTTTATATTATAACATTTTTATCCTGTAAACCTACGTACGTGACCATTAAAAACTTTTTGCCAATAGCTTGTACTTAAATCCTCTTCATGAATACCTGGGGTACTTTGAGAGCCGATGAACTTACCGTTACCTGAATAGATTCCGACATGTCCATCCTGCTTATACGTATCGAAATAGATGATGTCACCAGTCTGTATCATACTCATAGCTTGCTTTTTATCGGAACCTCGACCACTAATTTGTTGCAGTCTCGGATCGGTTTTAATCGTGTCTGTA